TGACATACATGTACATGCCCCTTGTGCAAGGTCTTACACGATTCCCGGTGGGGGAGGTGGAGGATCAGGTGGTGGAGGATCAGGTGGTGGAGGAGGGCCGGGACACCCTTGGAGACCTCGCCCTCGTCCACCAGTTGTGGTTCCCCCTACTACTGGTGGGCCACCCGATACTGGACAGCCTCCTGAGCCCGGTCCTGCGGGTCCCGGAACCCCCGGAACCCCCGGAAGACCCGGTACAGGTGGACCCGGAACCCCCGGAACAGGTGGACCCGGAGGACCCGGAACAGGTGGACCCGGAGGACCCGGTACCCCCGGTACAGGTGGACCTTCTACTCCCGGTCCCGGAGGACCCGGTACCCCCGGAGTTCCGGGTTATCCCGGTACTGGGGGTCCATCCACAGGTCCTAGGACTCCGACTCCGGGAACTGGGGGACCCACTACTCCCGGTCCCGGAGGCCCCGGAACCCCCGGAGTTCCCGCTTATCCGGGTACTGGGGGTCCACCGACAGGTCCTAGGACTCCGACTCCGGGAACTGGTGGACCCACTACTCCCGGTGGGGGTACCCCCGGAACGCCCGGAGTTCCGGGTTATCCGGGTGGAGGTGGTCCTCCCACTACTGGAGGAAGTTCGGAACGAAGAACCGGAAGCACAATCCCTATTAACCCTACTCCTCCAGAAGAGGATGAGGACGAGGTTGAAAAAGAAGAGTTAGGGGTCATTCCTCTTCCTCCTTATGAACCTGAATATACTACTGGTGATTTTATCTCTCCAAACCCTAACTCAATTATTTACGACCAAGAATATAATTATAATACTGTAGATGATGGGAGTATCTTAGGAGCAGCCAATGCGACTAGGACTACTAATAGAACTGTTGATCCCGGTAGGTTATTCAATTCCGAGATTCCTAAAACTCTTTCGGATATTATTGAATCAGGTAAGGGAGGCTCTCCATTATTTAATGGTATTACGTTAGGCTCTACACTGTATACTGAGGAGTCTAGAAGTAATTTGGCCTCTAGGTCTTTTAATTCTAATATCAATAAAGTATTAAACCAAATTAAAAACGCTAACCTTACTTCATTAAATACCGACTCTTACTTAAAGACAGCTATTAACAATGCTCTGGTAAATGGAGATGCGGACGGATACTCTCAAAATTTCTTAAACAAAATTATAGAAGGTTCCCAAGGGGCATTCCCCAAAGGTACCCCCCAACCCCCCCAAGAAAGAAAGAGGGAGATAGGGGAGGCAATGCTCCTTCAGCATAGAAAAAGCTTAAATCCTTTAAAGTATCCCGGTGATGGAAATGCTCAAAGAGATACCAGACTTCATTACATTGTCCCCAAAGACATTGATTTATGTTATACAGTAACCACTCAAAGTGGGAAAAAGACTGGTATTCGGGTTTCTAATTCTAATACTATTGAGGTAGTTAAGAAAGACCTTTCTATAGCGACTATTCATGAGAAGAATGAGTACTACCCTATTATTAAAAGAGATGACGATCCTTCTGGAGAGCGGTCTTATGCTACGGTGGGGTTAGCTTCTCAAAGAAACGAAGCATGGCGCGTACCTGTACAGAATAGGGGTATTTTAGACGGGATGTTTGCTTCTAATGAGGGACCTAAAGAATACTCTTATACAGTTTGTGCCGCAGCCAACTGGAGTGAGGGAGATACAAGTGTAGAGGTGTCGGGTGGGGATGAGGGTATCCCCACAGCTATGTTATACGAACTTATTCCTAGTAGCATTACCTCAGTGGGTTCCTTAAATTCCGAGTTCAGAACTACAGAAGCTACCTATAAAGTAAAGTGGGATAGCAGTTCTGTGGATCAGTATACTGATACTGATTTTAACAACGTAGTTTCTAGTTACTCAGGCCCTAGAAGCAGTGTTTATATAAATTCTAAAAACCCTATTTGGACCTTAGTGTTAACTCCTGCTGCGGACGGTGAGCGGTACCTAACTCTCACCTTTACCGATCCTGACGTACCTTTAGATGGGGTTTATCCTAGAGAAGTATTCTGTGATTTTATGGTCTTCCCTACTGATAACATAGAATATGATCCTTATTACGGTTCTGAATCTGATTTGGTTCAATACGAAGAGGGGAAACCTATCGTAAGAAAACTAACCATTATTAACAGTCCTTTTAATAATGTTCAAACCGAGTCTTATGTGGGACCCGTTAAGTCTCCCACAGGAAAAAACATTGAAAACAAGAAGGATGAGTGGGCTTTTATCTATGTAAAGAACTTTAATACAGAGGCTAAGAGCAAAAAGTTATCAAAGACTGGGATCGCTACTACGCTGTCTACAACTAAATCTATTTTGGGAACCGTATTAACCACTGTATCTTCTATAGATTATAATTATGATCTTCAGGAAGGGTCTAATGGGAAGAGGCTTCCTCAGGCTGATCTATACAGCTTACTTACTTTACCCCAACTTGTCACCTTTTTTAGAAATACAACTCAAGCATCTAAGGTGTTCAGCGGAGACTATAATAATGTTACTATAGTCCCCGTAAAAATAAAGGACTTGATTAAAACTAAACTAACTTCCGAATACCTAACTGGATCTAGTTTAGCAGATTCGCGAAAGCAGAAAAAAGTTCCCCATATGTTGGGATACTTCTCTAACCCAATTAACGAAAAGATTATAGATGCCTAGAGTAGCCATATTTGATGATCCCGTAACAGTAACGCATCATTGCTCCTTGGCAACCACCTGTGAGGGTAAATCGGGTACAGTTTTTGCTAATGGCAAGGGGGTACACTGTGTGACGCACAAGAATGCAAGCCATCTTTACACTCCCTCGCCGGGTTCCAGCAACGCTTGCTCGACCGCTCATCAAACTGCTTTAGCAGCTAATGGAGCCACCGTATTTGCAGATGAGAAGGCTATAGGCAGGGTAGGAGATAGTTATGCTTGTACGGCTGTGATTGCAGCCAATACTAATACCGTTTACGCAGATGGATAACAAAATAAAATAAAATTTTAAGTATCCTCAGTTGGATATATAAATATAAGGTAGGGACATTCTTGTCCTGAGCTAACTTTTAAGGAAAAAATATTATGTCAGATCACATTAAAGTTGAAGAGAGCTTTGTTGAAGCCCTCATTAATAACGCTGCTTGGGACGCTGCGCGTGTTTCTTTGGTAGAAAAGAAAGACGATGGCGAAAGCAAGGGCGACAAAGGTAAAGATAAGAAGGACCCCGAAGCCAAGGATTATACCGATGGCGGGGATCGCAAGGGCGACAAGGGTGCTGGTAAGAAGAAGGGTGACAAGCCTGATTTCACCACTGGGGCTCGTAAGGGTGACAAGTCTAAGACCCACAAGGGTAAGGATTTCGAGGATGAAGTGAAGGAAGAGGTAGAAGAGCATGTCTGCCCCCTTTGTGAGTCCACTCTTGAGGAAGCTCTTACCGATGATCAAATTAAAGAGCATGTCGCCCAGATCCAAGCCGCACTTTCAACCATCGAAGAAGATGAGGAATTGGAGGAAGATAATGGCGATGGTCCCTCTGATAAGGATCTAGAGGACATCGAAGCTGAGGACAACCCTCCTTCTAACACGGATGATATTCATGCTTCTAAGAAGAGCCGCCGCAAGAAAGTAGAAGCCAAAGTTAAGGAACTTAAAGCATCTGCAAAGAAGTGAGGATAGTCCATGAAAAATTCTTCAGTTGGAGATTTTGCGGAACAACTGTTAGCTCAGGAAAGATCTAATCATGGGGTTACTCCTCCTGTACCAGCAGCCCCCGCTGCTTCTCAGGGGGTAGGAGGCCCTATGCCTGATATCTCTCAAGTAAACGTCCCTGCTGATTTTGTAGGGAGTCTTGTAGAAGGTGTCCAGCCATCTTCCCCTTCCGATTCTCCACCCACTCCAGAAGCCGTTACTCCTATTGTTGAAGATATTACTGAATTTAAAGTTCTAATTCAAGAAGTAAGAGATCTTTTAGTAGAAGTAAAGCAAACTTTAACAGAGATGACCAGTGCTGGGATGCTGGGAGTAGGAGCCTCGACAGAGGAAAAGAAGAAGAAGAAAGACGAAGACGATCTTACTAATCTTTTAAGAAAAGTAAGACAGAAGAGAGCCTCTAAATGATGACCCTATTTGAAATTTTATCTGAGGACGCTTCCAAAGGGAAGGGTTCAAAGAAAGGACGGGAGAAGTACACTTCTAAAGAGGGCACCAAGAAAAAAGGTTCCGCTGATGCTAGAAAAGGGCGCGTTCGTGTGTTCGCTACTATTGCAAAGGCTTTAGAGCAGGGGCATGTAGGACAGATTTTTAGCACTAAAGGAGCAGACCGTCTTTATGTAATTTCAAAATCTGGTTGGGGAGAGAAGAGTAAGGGACGTATTGCAAAAGGTTTTACGCCGGGTAGTTCAACTCCCGGCTCTGATTGGAAGAGCGTTAAGGCTCATTCAATGAGAACTTCTTTAAAGCATGGGCATACACAGTCTAAACGTCTCCAAAAGAAATATGGTCCCGGAGCTTCCGATAAGATTGATAACTCAGAAAAAGCCGCAGGAGGCAAGTAATGTTTATTTCAGACACATTTATTATTGAAGATATGCAAGTATTAGAGGAGTCTAAGGCCAAGGGTACGATGAAGATCAAGGGTATCTTTCAAAGAGCCGACTCCCCTAACCATAACAAACGAATTTACGAAAAGACATTGCTTGTGAGAGAGATGAAGCGTCTTGACGAGGCAATTAAGGAACGTAGATTAATGGGGGAGTTAGATCACCCCACCCATGATGCTGTTAAACTTGGCAATGTTTCCCATTTAGTTACTAAACTTCAGATGACTGGTAATGATATGATTGGGGAAGCCGAGATTCTCAGCACCCCCTGCGGTCAGGTAGCCCAAGCCCTTATTAAAGGCGGGGTTAAGCTAGGTATCTCTTCAAGGGGTATGGGATCATTAACTGAAAAGGGTGAATACTCTATGGTTAATGATGATTTTAAACTTGTTACTTTTGATCTGGTAGCGGACCCTTCGACTAAAGGGGCTTTTCCCGGATTAGTTAATGAGAGTAATGATTCTAAGTTTATTGACGAGACGGTTAAGTCTACTTATGACAAAGCCCTACAAGAGAAAATTTTTATTAGAATTTTAGAAAATAAACTAAACAAAAAATAAAAATTTTTAATACTTTTCCTATTACATCTGTAAATATTTTAACGACTGGAGTATAAATCATATGACCAAATCAAAATCCGAGCAAACGCTACCGATTGCGGAACTGCTGCCTGAAGGACTTTCAGAAGCTGCAATTACCGAGATCGCTGCACTCGTAAACAATGTTATCTCTGAACAAGTGGATGAGAAAACCCGTATTTTGGAAGCCAAAGTAACGGGATTCATTCGTTCTAGGGTTGACGAATTAAAGGACCAAGCCTTGAGGGAGCTTAAGCAAGAAGACGAGACCGTGAGAAACGCTTCTCTCTTTGAGTCTGTAAAGACCCTTATGGCATTGGAGTTAAACAAAGACGATGATGAGAATGCAATTTCTGATCTAGTCCAAGAACAGCAAGAGTTTGAAGCAGAGGTAGAAGTTTTAACCGATGAACTTCGAAAGTCTTTCGAAGAAAACGAAAAAACTAATACCGTTGTAGAAGCTCTTGCTAGGAAAGTAGAAAAGCTTGAAGAAGATAAGGCCAGTCTATTGGAGGCAGTCGATATTTTAGAGGAATCTAATGATCAGCCTTTTAAGTCTTCTGAAAAAGCCGTTATCATCTCCGAAGATGTTGACAAGAAGGAGGTTGAGGCGTTGGATCTGTTATCCAAGGCTCACAATGACCTTCTAACCCCCGAGGTTATGAAGTTCATGCCTCAATCTAATCTTAAGTAAGGAAAAACACTATGTTACAAGAAAATTCACAATTATTGACTAAGTGGGCACCCGTACTTGAGGGAATTGATAATGAGTATACCAAAAAGGTAACAGCTCAACTTCTTGAAAACCAAGCCAAGGCTATCCTTTCGGAGCAATCTGATCGCATGGACGAAGCTGGTGGGATGAGCGATGGGGCTCCAACTACGGTTGGTAAGCTTGGCACATTCCAGAAGTTCGCATTCCCTCTAGTTCGTCGGGTTTACCCCCAACTGATCGCCAACCAAATTGTTGGTGTTCAGCCTATGGGAGGCCCAGTGTCCCAAATCTTCTATCTGGGATATGATCGCGTTGCCAAGGATTGGGACCGCGACGAAACTATTTACAGCAAGTATAGACTAACCTATGCTGGTATGGTTGCGAGTGGTCTCCTTGAGTCCACTGGTGATGGCTTGGCTGGTGTTACTACACCATGTGCGCTGACCAACTTCATTAGTGAAGTTGAGCCGGGTTTGGCTGCGGTGCCTTCGTCTACGTTTGGTGGTCAGATTGCTTCTTGGCCTGATGCTTCAACCATTCTTGGTTATAGCGTTTCGGCTGGTGAGCAACTCGCAGACGGCGAAATTCCAGAGATGAACATGCATATCGAGCAACAGGCTGTTGTAGCCCGTACTCGTAAGATGCGAGCCCTCTGGACTCTTGAAGCTGCTCAGGACCTTCGTGCATATCATAACCTTGATCTTGAAGGTGAACTTACGGATCTTCTTTCTAAGGAACTTACCTTGGAAATCGACCGTGAGCTTATCGAAGATCTTCGGATGATTGCTTACGATCCCCTCAGTGTTACTGGGTGGAGCCGTCAGTCTCTTAACATGGAGAACTCCAATAACTTCAAAGGTACAGGGTTCAACACACCACAGACTACCGATGATACGGATGTTTTAGGTGGTCTCGGTTCAGGGTTTGTCCCTTCCGCATTCCTCTATGACTTCGCTAACTCAGGACCAAACCCTGCTGGTACTAACAGCAACGTGTTCCTTGTGGACCTTTCCGGTTCATTCCTAGGTACGGCTTTTGCTCCACAGCATGTCGGTCATGTGTATGCTAACCTTCTTGCAGTCCTGAACTTCGCGTCACAGGACATCTACAAGACCACGATGCGTGGTCCCGGTAGTTGGTTAATCACCTCTCCAATCGTTGCGGCCATGCTTGAGTCTGCTGCGAAGCTTGAGGGCGGTGTTCCTCAAGGGGCTGGTCCTACCAACCTCAAGACCAATACTGTAGAGTATAAGGGTAAGTTCGCTGGTAAGTATGATCTATATGTTGATCCTATGTATCCAGAGGACGAAATTATGATGGGGTATAAGGGTACTGGTCCTATGGATTCTGGGTATGTTTATTGCCCATACATCCCGCTCCAGCAACTGCCTACCATTACGGATCCTTCTACCTTCCAACCAAGGAAGGGTATCTTGACCCGTTACGGTAAAGCAGCGGTTACTCCTGAGAGTAGGTTCTATCGCATTATCCGACTCGTCGGCTTCACGGCGAACTACATGTTCAAGCCGTATGATGTTGCGACTCGCTAAGATAGTTCTTAGCTAGAAAGTAATAAGAGCCGGGGAATTAAATTCCCCGGCTCTTCTTTTTTACCTATATATGGGTAGAGGTATTATATGAAATATCAATACACAGGGGTACACCCCACCGTTTGTTTGGTTGAGGGGATGCTTATCCAAATTAATACTGGGGATGTGGTAAATCTAACCTTTCCCCCGTCTAATGAGTTTGTGGTTGTTAAAAATAAAGAGGCTCCCACACTCTCAGCTTCTAAACCTAAGACTAAAGCACCTATCCTTAAAAAAGGAGTAAAGAATGGCAGTAGAACCGAAACTAGCGGGTTGGGGTAACAGCTTTGCTGTCTACGCAGGGTCTAATATTAACGCTGCGAGTAAGACGCGAGGAGAAATTGACTACGAAAAGCTCAATAACACCACCATGGTTGATGGGATTGAGTGGACTCACTTTGAGGAAAACCTTAAAGACTTTGTTTTAGCTCGTTTAGGACACCCCGTGGTTCGCGTAGAGCTAACTCCTTATCAAATAAAAACTTGTTTGGATGAGGCAGTGGGGACGATGTACAACCACGCCCCTCTTTTTTCTACTCAGTTTGTAGTCTTTAATACCACAGCGGGGGTTAATACCTATAGAATTCCTACTTATATCTTAGATAACTTAGAGTATGTGGTGTATAAGAAAACTCTTCTGTCTATTCAGAACCAAGCAGGTACCTTAGAATTTGACTTTTTCATTAAATACTTTCAAGACAACTTTCTCTTTCAGAATTTTGGGGTAGGAGATTTTTATCTCCTTCAACAAAACTTAGAGATAATGAGAAAAATCTTGGGGCAAGAAGGGTCCTTCACAGTCTTAGATAATCAGTACCTTCAGATCGAACCTAAGCCTGTAGTGGATGGACAGACCGTGATCATTGTTTACAGAGGATTAAACTCCGACACTCTTCACCCCGCATACAGGAACTGGATTCAATTATATGCCTTGGCATGTGCTAAAGGGGCTTTAGGTCAGATTAGAGGAAAGTACCAAACAGTTCCTTCACCGGGTGGGGGAGCAAAGTTAAACGGAGAATCTCTTGTAAAAGAGAGTGCGGACGAAAAAGAAAAGCTCCTCAAACGCTTATTGGATGAGTTCGAAGAACCCGCAAGGTTCTCAACCTACTAATGTCAAAAAAGAACTTCAAAGTAGGGGTTAAGCCGCCGCCTCTTCCTCAATTGGAAGATTCGGATGGTCAATTAAACTTCTTTGATCCCGCAAATCCTGATATCAATCTATTTAATTTAGTGGATGACGAGATGATTAAGATTTCTGGGTCAGAGATTCTCTACTATGCATACTTGCAAGGGGAGACTCAGTTTGATGAAGTTTATATGGAAGCTAGAAACAAACCAGTCTCTAAAGATCCTGTCTTAGTTTACGGACATTATGAACCCAGAGTGTTAGAAGAAAACTTAGGGCAGTTTGGAATTGAACTAACCAACGATCAAGTCTTTGTGTTCAATAAGAGTTACATGGAGCAAAGAATTAGAGGATTTCTTAAGCCGGGGGATGTCCTCCAACCTAGATTTCAAAATCAAAAATATGAGATCATTGAAGTTCAAGAAGATAGCTTCGAAATTTATGGCGTTTACCACTTAGTTTGTGCAGCTAAACTCCTCCGAGACTCAGCAGATGTACAGGATACTCCTCTTACGGCTACCTCTGATCCTATCGGGCAACAAGCCTTTCCTACTACGGTAGAGGAGAGTTATAATGAGTGAGACTAACTATACCGAATCGTGGGAGTTAAACACTTCTGGGTATTCTTCTTCTAAGAATACCGAGGTTACTAGATGGGCTCGAAACAAAATTTTAGAGAGAACTACAGTAGCTAATTCTATTCCTTTATTTTATAGGGAGGTTCTAAGGTTCTTTATCTCGGAGTTAGGAACTTTGGGATATATTAATTCAGAAATGAACTTTGTAAACGTAGCCTGTGTCCATTCTAACCCCGAGCGGACAATTGCTAAGTTGAAGCAGGAGAATAATATAATCCTTCCTATTCTCTCTATCAGCCAAAACTCATCTAAGAATGCAGATGATAGGAGACGCTCCAATGCCCAAGTAGTTTACGAAACTTTTTGGAGTGAGAAAAAGAAACGAGCTTTTAGAGTGGTAAGTCTTGCTCCGAGAGCAGTAGATATAGAGTATGGGATTAACATTTGGGCTAAGTATAAAGCTAATTTAGACCAGCTAGTAGAGCAAATTCGCCTCTTATTTAACCCAGCTAAAACCATTAACACCCCAATGTCTACCTGTAGTTTGTCCTTTCTGGAGCAAGAGAGTGACAACTCTAGCATCGAGGTTGGGGACCGAGAAGAGCGTCTTATTAGGCGATCTTTTGTTGTAAATGTAGAGGGGTGGGTTCCGTCCCCTAAATTTCTAATTACTTCTACTGGGGAAATTGAGGAATTT